AAGAACTTCTTCGGTCATTTCCGAATTGTTTTACAAATTTAAGTCAAATTTTTCAATCTTCCAAATTTTTCTTAAACTTTTTTTTAAAGATTTAAGACTTGTATCTTAATCGTTGTCCGTCTCAAATCTTTTACAAATATACGGCGACTTTTTCAATCTGCCAAATTTATTTGTATTTTTTTTTAGATTTAATCCCTGTGGGTTTCAAATCTTTTACAAATATACAACTATTTTTTTAATTTCCAAAAATTATTTCTAAAATAAATTCTTTTAAACTTTTTTCCATATTTAACATAGAAATTTGCTTTTTGTTATAATATCCACATTCTGTATGTTCAAATCCATCTTCAGCATGCAATAAATTTGGTTCGATTTCATCATTAACTTCGAAATGGTACATATTAAGTATACTTTTGATTTTACCCGATTTGTATCTCTTTATCTTACCAAGAAACTTTATTGGGTCTGTTATTTCTAAGTTTGTTTCCTCATAAAATTCCCTGTAAGCAGCATCCTTTGGGTCTTCACCTTCTTCTACCCCACCCATAGGAACGGCCCATTTTCCATTGTCGGACCTTTGACAAAGTAATACCTTGTCATTAAATTGTACTACAATACCCGAACTTTCTTTCATAGATTTATATTTATAAATATGTTTGTAACGATAAAAGATAGTGTATTCAAAGTCAAAGTATGTAACTCACCTAGCGAAAAAGCTGAAGGGATGATGAAAAAAAAGTTCACAGATTTTGATGGGATGTTGTTTTTGATGGGTGAAGATTTTCATTGTTTTCATATGAAGAACTGTATCATTCCTTTGGATATTATCTTTATTGACAAAAATCTTAATGTGGGGGCAATTTTTGATAATTGTTTACCGTGTGGAACCGATAATAATTGTTTACAATATTGTGGTGACGCAAAATATGTTTTAGAGATTGACGGGGGGTTATGTAAAAAACTATCAATCGAAGAAGGAAACAGATGTACCTTTACATTTGATATTTCTAAATAAAACTGTTAAACTTTATATTATGAAAAAGAAACTATTATATCTATTTGCATTTATTTTACTTTGTGTAACGGTAATTGCATTGAACAAAAATGAAACAAGGTCAGTATATGGTCATTATTATGAACTTGGTATGGATGAAGATTCAAAACCATGTTACAGGATGTTCTATCTTATAGAGACTTATTCAGATAGTTTCAATGTACCAAAGTATGTTGCTTATAATGTGGCATATAGAGAGACAAGATATAGAGGTCCACTAGACACACTATATAATCCATATCTAACTTCAAAGTCCGGCGCAGTTGGTGCCATGCAAATTATGCCAAGATATGCATCTTACTTTGCAGGGTTTGATGTCACAAGAAATCAAATAATGAAAGATTTAGAATTGAATGTGTGGCTATCGATGAAGATACTTGCAAAACACTACCAACAATATAAAAATTGGGGTCTTGCTTGTGGAGCATATAATACAGGTAAACCAATTAAGAATAATTATGCTAAGTTCTGTGAGAAGAATTTAGATTTTACAAATCAGTGGATTGCTCAGGATTCTTTGAGGACTCTATTTTTTCCTGCAAAATTCTAACAAACTCATTCTGTAACATCTTGAGGAACTTAATGTAAGCAGCATCTTCTCTTTCGGGGTCATACTTGTATTTTCCTTGAGATGGTCTTTTTCCTCTTCCAAAATAATTAAGACCCGATATATTGGTAATACATTTATGTCCTCCGCTGTTTGCTTGAATTATATCCCAAGCCGGAACTTCTATTTGGTCAAGAATTTGCCATTCATCTTCAGTAAGTTCTGAGGTTTGTTTTTCCATTAAATGCTTTATATCAGTTAGATACTTCGCACCTTTTTCCATATCTAAAAATTTCTCTCCGTAAATTGCGGCAAAGTCTTTAAATGTAAAACCAACTGAACCTTCCTTAACTGAAGTTTCTGAAATATGTTTTATAGTCGAAAGTGAAACTTTTCTATCCTTTAATTGTTTTTCCCATTTTGAAAGTACCTCTTGAGCAATCTCTCCTAAATTAACACCTTTTAGTTCTCTTTCTTTTTTGAACGGATTACAAGAAGCCTGTAAAAGTCCAAGTGGCCAAGCAATTACAAGGAAATCTGCTTCAGGGTTATTCCTAAAAGGAGTATACCTGTCATATGAGCCAGGTTTCATCATACTTCCTCCGCCGTATTGTACAATGATATTACCTTTTACTTCGGGGTAATCTTTCATCTTATCAACATAAGCAGCTTTGTTTCTCTCCAAACTTCCAACATCAGCATATCCTTTTTCAGCCATAATTTCTCTTATCTTGAGAAACAAATTTAAAAGTGACGGCTTGGATTCCATAACAAGTGTTTCCAAGAATTCTGGTTTACTCTTAAATGCGAGGAGAAGTTTGTTTGTAACAAGTCCGAGCATCATTCTATTTCTTCTAGCCGATGTGTCCTTATCAAACTTAAATACATAATTCATTACAACCTCTGGTGTAATTTCATTTTTAGCATAGTCAGCGCTGTCAACCATTGATATTGTTGCAACATCTTCTGTTGGAAACAAGTCTGTCTTTGGTATAATCTGAGAAAGGGTTTCAACATTTGACCTTGCTTGTCTGAATGATTTTGAACCGGTTTCCTCAGCTCCAGCTTGTCTATCGTGGTGGTCCGTGTGAACAACGAACATTGGTTTACCGTGGGCAAAGTCAACAAGAACTGGCATTACTTCGCCAGTTGCATCCGCCTTCTTAACAGACCATTCTTTATCTCCGTATTGGATTACTTCAACATCAACTACCTTAATCCCATTGGACTGAAGATAATCTCTCATAGCAATTGCCGTAGTTACTCCATCCAAATCTTGGTGGAAGTATATTTTTGCCTTCTTGTATCTATCAGAAAGTTCCTTGATATTTCTAATACCTGATTCAGAAATTAGCTTCTTCATTCTAGGGTTAAAAGATATTTTAATTTATTGAATCCATGTAACATTTCATCTCTCAAATTTAAAAGGTCTGAATCCAACTGTGGGTCAAAAACTTCTGTTAATTCTATTAAGAAAATGCAAACTCCGTCAATAAAATTTTGAATTGATATTTCAGAAATGTCCTGTCCTTGGATTGTGTATCCTCCTTGGTAAGAAGGTCTACCGTGTTTACCCATGCAAGCTTCTACAAAATCATCGATGAGTTCGTCTAAGTCACTGTAAAGTCCACCATATGCTTGGTGTTTTGCATATGATTTAGTTTGCCAGTGTAAAAATTTTAGTTGTATTTGTGCTTCGACAAGTCTTTTAATTATTTCTGAATTATCCATGACTTTTTCTTTATAAATACATCTTAAATTAAAAAAAATGGAGGTTATTGACCTCCATTTTCAAATTCTATTTCTTGTTGTTTCTTTTTATCCACAAAAGCTTGTATTCTTTCTCTTGAAATTTCTGTATAGTTTGGACTCAGTTCGATTCCAATCCATCTTCTATCTAGTGTCTCTGCCGCCACACAACTTGTGCCACTTCCATTAAATGGGTCAAGAACAATATCGTTCTTGTAGGTGAGAATCTTAATTGCCTTGGTTGGAATATCCATTGAGAATGTAGCCTTAGTCATTGGTCTACTATCATTAAGATATTTCCACTGACCGAACACTAACTCCATAAACTCTCTCTTATCCTCTTCTTGATATACAACTTTAGTTTTGAATGTTCCGTCCTCTTGTTCTATTTGAGTTGGAACTCCCTTCCATTGTGGTTCACCTTTTACTTTCTTAATATGATGTTTCTTATAAGCAAGGATTACACATTCTTTTGGGTTATAGATGTATGGACTCGATGGACTCATCCAACTACCCCATGCGGTTGTCTTGCTTCTATGTGGACTGTCTTCCTCAAGGTCAACAATACCATAAAACTTAAACCCAATTTGTTTCATTACCTGATATACTTCAGATACCAAAAAGATTCTTCCACCCTTTTCTTGACGATTAATTTCATAGGGAATATTAAGAGCAATACGACCGTCATCTTTCAACACCTTATACGCTTCACTAATCCAGTCACGAGTAAAGTCCAAATACTGGTTAATTTCCATATCGTCATCGTGAACATCGTAATTAATGTTTACTCCGTAGGGTGGAGACGTAACAATCAAATCAACAAAAGATTCAGGCATTTCTTTCATTACCTCAATACAGTCTCCGTTAATTACTTTATTTATATAATTTTCAATCATATTCTTCATTATTATCTATGATATGTTTTTTCCACCATTTTGAGAGTTTTGTGTTTGGAAAATAATTTGCAAAAACTGTTACACCCACAAAAGTTGGATAAATGATAAGTGAAAATAATCCAATCCACAAAATTATATTCATTGTTTTTCTAGATTTTTAATTTTTCTGTCTAGGTACCAAGCCGCCTTTTTAAGGTCTTGTAATTCCTTATCCGTATCTTTCTTACCGGCTCTTGCAACATATTTGACTACGTTGAAAAGATATGCGTCCTTATCAAGGTCCCAAGCTTCAGCCACCTTTACAACTTCATATGTGTTTTCTTCACCCCCATAATGCTCGGGATGATTAACCATTTCTTTTTTTATCATTTTACAAATAAATAAAAGATGACTCAGTGTGCTTTTGGATTAATTTACACCATGATATAGAATTAGGCCTCTGAGTCACCTATTTAGATTTTACAACATAATATCCTTTCCCATACTTACTTTCCTCAACAAAACCTTCATCCATAAGTTCTTTCAACATTTTTTCAGTCTCAAACATTGATGACTTTAATAAATGTTTACTAATATAAGAAATATGGACCGGTCTCCTTAATTTAGAGATTAGGGTTTGCTTTAAGGAATTCATCTTTGAGATTTTCAAATTTTTCTTTAATTTCGTCGTCCTCAAACATTAAAACATCTTGTCTAATAAAATATTCAACGAGGGCAGGATGTGCCGTCATTTCTTCAATTGCTTCTTTTCCTACGATTTTTTTATTTAGTCCCATTTTTTTTTAAATTTAATATTGTATTTTTTTGTATTGTGAAATTTAATATTTTTCTTTTGAATGCCGGTATAAGTGAAGTTTCCATAGGGTAATCCATTGTGGTTGTAACTTCAAATATAGGTAATCTTTTTTGAAAATCAAAGTACTCTTCAATATTATTATCAGATACTTCAATTGTTTTTACCAAAATTATGTTCATTTTGGAATCTATCGTGAGTCTTCCTCTGTTTTCAATCTGATATTTCCAAACCATTCTATTACCATCTTTATCAAAGTAAAAATATCCCTGTAACTCATTAAAGTTTCTTTCGTTTTTAACTGGTTTCAAACTTATTGAATCATATACTATTGTCCAAACAGCTTTTACTATGTTAAAATAGTCTAATATTTTCTGTCCAGCATATTTTACTATTTCAGAAAACTCATCATACTCTTTTTCATCCGTAATCGGAACTGGTTTGAATTTTAAATCGGAAAGCAAAATTTCATCATCAAGATTATATAGTTTCTTTTCAAAGTATAATGTCTTAAACTCTCCTGATATGGACTGAAGATTTGCCAGATGAATTGATAGTTCTGTGTAGACAGGATAGATTTCAAACTTATCTATTTTCTTGTCACAATACTTTAGAAAGTCCATCAGTACGTATTGCTTATGTTCAAGGTCAATAGGGTTGGAATAAATCCAATCTGTCCTCATTCTAAAAATGGATTTTTCTTTCTTCACCTTGTATGTTGCAGCGTCTTCCATTAACTTTGTCTTATAATATAAAATGTCTCGTCTCCTATTTTTACAGTTTCGTAACTATCATCATAACTTGACATTTGTCCATAACCTTCGTTTCTTACAAAGTAATCCACCAAAGAGTCTTTGTCAAGATAATCTGAAATGCTTGAGCCAATGTTAGAAAAGTATTCGTCGTAATTGTCAACATAATAATCAACTGTCTCATCAATTCTATCCTGAATTGCATCCTCTCTATATTCTCCCTCGGGTGAATCTTCTATTTCCGATATTTCAGTTTCAATTTCATCAATTTCATTTGTCACTTCTTCATATCCTTCATTTTCGGGTTCCAAATCATGTAATCTAAGTTCAAGTTCATTTTTCTTTTGTTCCAATCTTTGTATTTCTTCTCTCTGAGCCCCACTTAATTCTTTATCAGCATCATTAAGATATGCATCTGGATTATCTCTTATATCGTTTTCATAAACATCTTCAATGTCACTTCTTAATCTATCCATATCCAAATTATCTTTGATTAACCAATCAGAAAGACCTTCCGTTCCGACTTCATCAACATAATTGTCCCAATATTGTCTAAAAGTACTGTCAACCTCACTTTCATTACCCACACAATACTCTTGACCATATGAACTTTCAATCATTGATGTGAAACAATTCATATCGTAGAATGAATACCTTTCGGGTACCATGAAATAAACATCTGGTTTACTTTCAAGTTCAGATATTTCTTTCTCAAGTTCATCAATCAATTCTATAATTTCACTTTCCTTTTCACCACTTGCAGTTTGTCTCTCACTTTCAAAAACTTCTAATCTTGTTTTTAAATCTTCAATTCTTTCCTCATCTCCCGGTTCTCTTGCTTCAAAATCTCCATCATATTGTAAAGATTTAAATACGGCGTTTGCCTTTGCCGCAAGTTCACTTTCTTCATTTAACTCTAAATCAAAAACTTTTCCTTCTCTTCTTTCCTCGATACCTTTCATTATCTTAGCTCTTCTCTCAGCCTCTTCTCTTCTTGATATTGGTGTATTTGAATAAGATGTATACCCAACAACTTCAATCCCTTCTACTGATGATACATTTGTATTTGAGATGTCGAGTCTTCCTTGGATTTTTTTAATTGGTGCTAGTGACTTAATTGGTGTCCCACTTAAATCTAACTCAGTTGTTACTATTATATCTTTATCTTTGAATCTTTTAGTCCTACTTAACACTTCCATATTGTAGGAAGTTGGTTTTAGATACTCTTTCAATTCATCTTGTGTTATATAAAGTACCCCATCTTTTTCACTAATCTCATTAATGATGGAAAGTACATTTGATAGAAGTTTCGGACTCATATTTCTTTTAGTATAAATATATTGATTAAAGATACTATTTCCTTTTTAAAATCAAATAGAAATATTTATTAAATAATAAACCTCAAAACTTTATTTAAAATGGGTTGTGGATGTAAAAACAATCAGCAAGCTGCTCAACAACAAGAGGAGTTGCTCAAACAAGCTCAGCAAAACCAACAGAATGAGTCTGTTTCTAATGCTGTAAAACAGACTATCGAAAAATACTACCAAAAACCAAAAGGTTAGACCTTTTGTATATTTCGACTAGTCAATAAGAAAGGGGAATTTATTTCCCCTTTTTTTATATTTATAAGTAAT